CGAGACGGGAATCTGTACGACCTGATGGAGCAGAACCAATACTTTGACAGCTCCGTTAAGCTCAAAATAGTCCTGGACTTGGATTTTGAGGACCTACCGGAGCACGCGGCTATGTGGGTGGCTAACTATACCACTGCACAGGTATACCTCAACGACCTGGGTGGAGACAGCAACTACGCTAATTATGCACAGGAAGCTGAGCGGTACAAGAGCATGGTGCTGCGCGAGCATCTGCGCAATCAGAAGTTCAGCACCAGCAAGACACGCTTTGCACGCAGAATCCGCCGTGCTCGTTTTATGGTTTAAGGAGAGTATATGGCTCAGTCCCTAGAGGGTACCATTCAGAGCCTGCTGCAGGGAGTCTCCCAGCAGGTTCCAAGAGAGCGCCAGCCCGGGCAACTGGGGGCGCAGCTGAACATGCTCAGCGACCCAGTTTCAGGTATCCGCCGCAGACCTCCTGGTGAAATCGTCTGGGAGAGTACAATAGATAACCCCGGGCTTGATTCCCTATTCACAGAATACGTCGAGCGTGGAACTGACGGCAGGCACTTGCTGATTAACACCAGCAGCGGCAACTGGTGGTTGCTATCTAAGAACGGTAAGACCATCCTCAACTCTGGTAATGACCCGTACTTTATTACCACGGTAGGCCAGACCTCTTTGCAGACAGCAAGTATTGCAGGGCTGACTTATATCCTGAATACGGAGATGGCCCCAAATACAACCGTGGACAACACCGGGCGTATTGACCCTAGCACAACAGGGTTCTTCTACGTTAAATCTGCAGCATTCCAGAAACGTTGGAACGTTACCGTTACCTCTGCCGGGGTGGACTACTCCGGGGACTATACCGCCCCCGCTGCTGGTAGCACTAGTGGCAACGCTGAGGAGGTGTCTGGTGCCTACGTTGCTCAGCAGCTGCGAGACTCTCTTGTAGCGAATGGCTTACCCTCCGTGAACGTGAGCGTACGTGGTGCGTACTTGTTCTTCTACGGGTTGAGCAACTGCGTGGTGTCTTCTGACGCCGGTGATACTTATGCCGGGGTGTCCAACCAGTCTCGTGTAGACCAGGAGCAGGACCTGCCCGCACAGCTCCCAGCGCAAGCCGATGGGGCAATGTGTCGTGTAGGTACAGCCTCGTCTGAGACAGCGTGGTACCAGTTCAGCTACAGCACCCGCACCTGGTCTGAGGTTGGGGCGTATGGCAGTATCACCAAAATTACGAACATGCCCAGAGAGCTTGCTGCGGATGACAACATCATTGCGCGAGATTGGGAGGGACGCTTAGCTGGTAACGATGACAACAACAGCGACCCTGGGTTCGTCGAGAACGGCTACATCACCGGTATTGCAGCTTTCCAGGGCCGCTTGGTTCTGCTTAGCGGAAGCTCCGTGGATATGTCTGCCTCTGGCTTGTATCAGCGATTCTATCGCTCTACTGTGACGTCTCTGCTGGATACGGACCGTATCAGCATTAGCTCTGCGTCTGCACAGGATTCTGTGTATCGCACCGCTGTGCAGTTCAACCGGGACCTGGTTCTGTTTGCTAACAGCATGCAGGCTGTTGTGCCTGGCTCAGCAGTGCTTACGCCCACTAACGCAAGCATTAGCATTACTAGCACCTATGAGTGCGATAGCCGCGTGACCCCGGTCATGGCTGGGCAGACAGTAATTTACCCCAACAAGCGCAATGACAGCTATGCAGGTATTCTGGAGCTAATCCCATCGCCGTATACTTCGTCGCAATACACCACGCAGGACGCTACGGTGCACCTGCCAAGGTTTATATCCGGCAGGGTATTGCAGATGCAAAACTCCAGCGTCACGAACATGTCCTTCTCACGAATGTCCGGGGAGCGTAATAGTCTACTGGTCTATGAGTTCATGTGGGGCGGAAGCGACGGGGCGAAGGTGCAGGCAGCGTGGCATAAGTGGTCGTTCCCATACCCAATCCTGAGTGTGCAGGCGCTAGAGGATGAGGTGTTCTTGTACATGCAGGGGCCCAGCCCCGGCAACAAGCTTTTGATTGTGTCTATGGACCCGCGTGAAGGTTATCAGTTGGGTTCGGAGTATCGCGAAGCGTACTCGGATTTGCGGAAGCAAGTTCAGGTACAGGGTGGGGTGTTCACTGTCCCAGAGGTACTGCGCCCAGTTGGATGGGCTGACCGTTACAAGGAAGAGCTTATCCTAACGTACTTGCCCAGCAACCCTATGGGACCTACCGAGGTTGGTATCAAGGAGATTGCTGGGGAGAACACCCTACGGGTTGTGCGCGGAGTACCTGATGGCACCTACGTAATCGGACGACGTTACCTCAGTACGTTCACACTGACTACGCCGATTCTGCGGGACCAGAATGACAAGCTCGTGGGTAGTGGGCACGTGCGCCTGTTGCGCCTGGATGTAGCGGTACGCAATTCTGGACACTTCGATGTACAGGTACTGGACACTCCACGTGATGTCAACTGGGGTGGGGACCTGACAGGTATCCTGATGAACTCAAAGGAGCTAACACTCGGACAGACACTGCGTATGGACCTGGCTACTATTACAGTGCCATGCCGTACTAATGCAGACACAACCGAGGTGACTCTATTCACTGAGGGTTCTATGGAGCTGAACGTGCTGGATATCTCATATATCCTGCGCTATAACCAACGCAGACGGAGAATTTAATATGGGTATGTGGTGGGCCGCCGCCGCCCTAGCAGGCTCTAAACTGCTAGGTGCTGGGGCGCAGATTGAGGTATCTAAGGCACGGAACAAGGCCGTAATCCAGCAGACCGCTAAGCAGCTCAACGACATTGCGCTGCAACGCGCCCAGTCCAGGGACCGGACTGAGGTTTCGCTGTTTAACATCCAGCAGCAGAAGCTACAGGCCCAGAGTCAAGTAGGACTGCAGGCCGCGTCTTCCGGCACTATGGGGGCGTCTGTTAAGGACGCCGTAGCCACTGTCAACACGGTAGCGGGACGTCAAGAGGCCAGCGTACGAGACCAGCAGGCAACTCAGGAAGAGGGCTTCCGCATGCTGGTGGATAAGACGGTTGATTCCGGCCTAGCGAACATGGACATGGAGAGCGGTTACGACAAGATGTTCAACATGGCGCTCAGCGTAGGTGGGCAGATGCTCGGACAGTACGTGGGTAATAAGCTATCAGAAACTACACCAGAACCTAGCGCACCCAGCGTGGAGCCTACAGCACAGAACTCGTTTCTGTATGACCTGTGGGGCAGCAAGGGGGATAGCAAGGTTCACACCTGGTAAATAGAGAGGGAAGTAAATGCCTGTAATTCAACCCACCCGGCAGGGGCTTAATATTGGTGGAGTACAACTCCAATCCAATGAGGTACAACTACCCTCTTCCGCCGGTGAAGTATCAGTAGATGCAAGTAAGGCCAACCGATTAGCCGCACTGTCCGGATTCGTACAGGACTTCGGCGTGGGCTTCGAGGAGGGAATCAAAGAGAACGCCGCCGCCGCCACAGTGCGCGGCGCGATGGATGCTCAGGGTGCAGTTGATGCAATGGCCTCCAAGGATGAGGCTGTACAGAAGCAGAACATCTTCGTACGCGAAGCCTATCAGGATGGTTACGTATCAGCTGCTGCATATGACTCTCTAGCCAAGTGGCGCACAGACAGTATCGCACGGGCGAAGAAGGCCGCCGAGGCCGGGTTGACTGACGAGGAATTCCAGCAGCAGGAGCAAGAGCACGTCCAGTCTATGTCGGACAAGCTTGGTATGTATCTCCCAGAGATGTCCAAGCAGTCTGCTACAGCCGTGCTGCAGCAGCTCCGTGCTACGAGTATGGCGAACTACACGGCCTTCCAGAAAGGGCGCGCTGCGTTTGCCGTGGCCCAGGCTGACCGTGCCCTCGACCGTGGCCTAAGCTCGTCCAGTGATGAGTTCTACCAGCGCCTCCAGGCTGGGCAGGGTGCCGCGGCGCAGATGTCTATCAAGACCGGTTTAGACAGCATCCTGGCTGCCGAGCACCTGGACAAGAGTAAGAAGCTGGACCGGGCCAAGCAGTATCTGGTCAGCGTAGCGCAGCAGACGCAGGACCCGCTGGTAATCAACCAGCTGCAAGAGCTGGCTACCAAGGAACTCGGGGTCAACTCCGTGGACGTCAACGCGGCTTTGTATCAGGAGTTCAAGCGCGCCGGTGCTCAGATTGAGACCCAAGCCCGTTTT